ATCGAATGCCTCTTCCTGTTCAGAAGAGGGTTATCGCTGAAATCATTGGTATAGAGAAGGCTGAAGCATGGGCCCGTGTGCTTACCAAGTATGCATATACTGCCAAAGGCCTACCAATCCCCGTGTTTTACGGGGCCGGACAGCCAATGGGAGCATATTCATCATGGGGGGCAATGGCTGTAACTCATCATTACCTTGTACACATTAGTGCTTTGAGATGTGGTAAACCACATTTCAAGGACTATTGCTTACTCGGTGATGATATAGTTATAGCTAACGCAGATGTTGCTCAGCAATATAAAATTCTGTTATCAGAACTCGATATGCCCATTTCCGAGCAGAAGACACATGTATCGGAAGATACATATGAATTTGCTAAGAGATGGATTCATAAAGGGTCCGAAATAACAGGATTTGCTATTGCTGGTTTAGGATCTGTTTGGGAGAGATATTCTCTCCTTCACAATTTCCTAGACACGCAACGCCTTCATGGGTGGAGCCTTGATATAGACAAGCACCCGGACTTAATCACAGCATTATATCGTGTTTATGGTAAGCCTGCGCAAGCAGAGCGAGTCATAAAACTTTATAATGTGTTCGACTCGGTGGCGAAAGCCATCAATACGGGAGACTATGAGCAGCTTCTTATTAGAACTGCTCTGGTCCTCGGTATCGAAGTTCCTTCTATCGATCCTGGATTCCAGGATCTAAATCACATGGCGAGAGCCATGATGATTAAGGTGAAGAAACGCCTTGTTGAACGTGATTTAGAGAGATTTCAAAAGGATGCGTATTCAGTTAGTGCAAAACTAACTGGTACCTTCCTAGCGAAATTCCCAAGCTTGTCTGTCCAAGACTACAGAGCTGTTCTCAGAGGGAATCATCCTTTGGTCAGTGTCCTCAATGACATGATTATTGCTTCCGTACGAGTCTTGACCGACAAGTACGGGATGAGCGTCGGTATCACTACCGCGCGTTCATCGCAATATCAAGCCATTGGAGGGACACTTGAGTCCGAAATATCTCCTGATACCTACCTTGAGAAAGCAGGTATTAGTAAATACTTCGTATCGAAGGGTGTATTTTCAATGAGGGCGAGCACTTCCATTAACTTGGCACAGTCACAAGTCACGAAGGAATATATGACCTTGGTTAAGTCATATACTCCTGGCTCGTTGCTTCTGGACAATCCGCAATAATCTAGCGGGTACCATAAATTAATTATGGAGAACCCAGATTAAAGGGTAAAAGAGAAAGTCTTCTGACTCCGTTCAGGAGCCGAAAGGATCTCTCCTTTGATAATGGCCTTCATAGTTAGTTTCATGTATAGAGGGAAATATATTCCGTAGTGATATATTGACCAACCTTGGGAAAGGTGGCAACACACCACTAGACTCATTGAATCTATATATGAA